GGTATCCGACAGCTACGGACGTATCCTGAATCACTTCGACAGCGCAAAGGTGCTCGGCGTAACCGCAACGCCCGACCGAGGTGATATGCGAAATCTCGGCAGCGTGTTTCAGTCGCTGGCGTATGAGTATTCGCTGACCAAGGCAATCCGCGAGGGCTACCTTGTGCCCATTAAGGCGCTGACCGTGCCGCTCAAAATGGATTTGACCGGTGTCGGCGTGCAGTCCGGCGACTTTAAGCCGGGCGACCTCGACAGTGCGCTCGACCCGTACCTCTACCAGATCGCGGACGAGATGGCAAAGACCTGTGCCGACCGCAAGACCGTTGTGTTCCTGCCGCTGGTCAAGACCAGCCAGAAATTCCGCGATATTCTGTGTTCGCGCGGCTTCCGTGCAGCAGAAGTGAACGGCGAATCGCCCGACCGCGCGGAAATCCTTGCGGCATTCGACCGCGGCGAGTACAACGTGCTGTGCAACAGTATGCTGCTCACGGAAGGCTGGGACTGCCCGAGCGTCAACTGCGTTGTGGTGCTGCGCCCGACTAAAGTACGCAGCCTGTACAGCCAGATGGTAGGCCGCGGCACGCGCCTGTTTCCCGGCAAGACCGACCTGCTGCTGCTGGATTTCCTGTGGCACACCGAGCGGCACGAGCTTTGCCGACCGGCGCATCTGGTCTGCGAAACCGCCGAGGTGGCCGAGAGCATGACCGAGAGTGCAGCCGAGCAGGGCGGTCCGGTGGACATTCTGGAAGCCGCCGAGCAGGCCGAGAGCGATGTGGTGCAGCAGCGCGAGGAATCCCTCGCCAAGCAGCTGGCGGAGATGAAAAGCCGCAAGCGCCGTCTGGTGGACCCGTTACAGTTTGAGCTGTCCATTCAGGCGGAGGATTTAGCAGGCTACACACCTGCATTCGGCTGGGAGATCGCGCCGCCGAGCGAAAAGCAGCTCGGCGCACTGGAAAAGTGGGGCATCCGTCCGGACGAGATCGAATGCGCGGGCAAGGCGGCAAAGCTGCTCGACCGTCTGGCGGCACGCCGCACCGAGGGTCTGACAACGCCCAAGCAGATTCGTCTGTTGGAACAGCGCGGTTTCCACAACGTAGGAACATGGACACTGGAACAGGCAAAGCAGATGATTGACCGTATTGCAGCGAACCGGTGGCACGTACCGCGCGGTGTCAATCCGCAGGAGTACATTCCGGAGTAATGGAGGATAAATGAAGCAGGACGAACTCGATCTCCGGCAGGCGCTGGACTACATCGACCCGAGAGAACTCTCGTACAGCGAGTGGGTCGGCGTCGGCATGGGACTGAAAGAAGCAGGCTATCCCGTCGGTCTGTGGGAGGACTGGTCAAGACGGGACGGCGGGCGCTACCGCAGCGGCGAGTGCGCCCGCAAGTGGGACAGCTTTCGCGGCACGGACACGCCCATCACGGCGGGAACCATCGTGCAGATGGCGCAGCGAGGCGGCTGGCAGCCGAACGGCGGCGACTGTGAACTCGGCTGGGACGATGAGATCGGCGGCAGTGAGCCGTACCGTGTGATTGACCCGCACTGGGTCGAGGCGCAGGAGATTGCTGAACCCGCCGAGTGGCATCCGGCGCAGCAGCTCATCACCTACCTCGAAACGCTGTTCGACAGCGAGGAGCACGTCGGCTACGTCACCCGCTCGTTCTCGAACGAGGACGGCAAGGCCATGCCGACCAAGGGCGACTGGGCGCGAACCGCCGGTCAGCTGGTGCAGGCGCTCTCTGCCTGTGGCGACGACATCGGCAGCGTGCTCGGTGACTACGACCCGGCGGTCGGCGCGTGGATCCGCTTCAACCCGCTCGACGGCAAGGGCATCCGCAACGAGAACGTCACCGCGTTCCGCTACGCGCTCGTCGAGTGCGACGGCATGGACATCGACCGCCAGAACGCGCTCATCCGCGAGCTGGAGCTGCCGGTGGCGTGTCTGGTACACTCGGGCGGAAAGAGCGTGCACGCCATCGTTCACATTGATGCACCCGACTACCCAGAGTACCGCAAGCGGGTCGAATACCTGTACACGGTCTGCCGCAAGAACGGACTGGAACTCGACCAGCAGAACCGCAATCCGTCGCGCCTGTCGCGTATGCCTGGCGTGATGCGAAAGGGACACAAGCAGTTCCTCATCGACACCAACATCGGCAAGAGTGACTTTGCCGAGTGGCGCGAGTTCATTGAGAGCGCAACGGACGATTTACCCGACCCGGAGAGCATGAGCGCGGTCTGGGACGAGATGCCGCCGCTGGCTCCGGCACTCATCGGCGGCGTGCTCCGGCAGGGACACAAGATGCTGCTTGCCGGACCGTCCAAGGCGGGCAAGTCGTTCGCACTGATCGAGCTGACCATCGCCATCGCCGAGGGCAAAAGCTGGCTCGGCTTTGACTGTGCACAGGGCAGAGTGCTGTACGTCAACCTCGAGCTTGACCGCGCCTCCTGCCTGCACCGCTTCCGCGATGTGTACGGCTGCCTCGGCTGGAAGCCGGAGCACCTCGGCAACATCGACATCTGGAACCTGCGCGGCAAGTCCGTGCCGATGGACAGGCTTACGCCCAAGCTGATTCGCAGAGCGGTCAAGAAGGACTACATCGCGGTCATCATCGACCCCATTTACAAGGTCATCACCGGCGACGAGAACTCTGCTGACCAGATGGCGAACTTCTGCAACCAGTTTGACAAGGTGTGCACCGAACTCGGCTGCGCGACCATCTACTGCCACCACCATTCCAAGGGTGCACAGGGCGGCAAGCGCTCGATGGACCGCGCGAGCGGCTCGGGCGTGTTCGCCCGCGACCCGGATGCGCTGCTCGACCTCATCGAACTCGAGGTGTCGGACGACCTGCGCGTTCAGATGGAGAACAACGCCGTCTGCCATGTGTGCGGCGCGGCGCTCGAGGCGGCAGGCAAGAGCGACGAGGTATCGCAGGACGACCTGTGCAGCCAGCGTGCTGCCATGGACGCCTGCAAGCGGCTGCTCTCCGGCGTGGACTACAATCACCTGCTCGACCGCATTGCCGACACCCGGAAAGAGGTGCAGGCACGGACGGCGTGGCGCATCGAGGGCACGCTGCGTGAGTTCCCGAAGTTCCCGCCGGTCAACCTGTGGTTCGAGTTTCCGGTGCACCGGCCGGATGGCAACGGCGCTTTGCAGGACATCAATCCGGACGAAGCTGCTCCGGCATGGCAGCGCGGCGCAAAGGCCCGCAAGGGCAAGGCAAAGCAGGCGAAGCAGAGCAAGAAGGAAGCGTTCGATACGGCGTACAATGCGCTGTGTCTGGGTGGGGATGCACCGACCGTGCAGGACATGATCGAATACTACACCGAGCAGAACGAGGACGGAGAGGTTCAGAAGCCGACTTCGAGAACCGTCTACCGGTGGATTAAGGATTATGGTTATTCGCTGGATAAGAATAGTGGAAAAATCTTGAATGACACGACCTGCGACATGACCTGAAAGTTAAGGTTATGACGCTTGCGACACAACCTGTGACACGACCTTACGGTTCAGGTCATGTCGTTAGTGACATAACCTGCGACACGACCTGAAATTATGGTCATGTCGAGAGTGACGACACGACCATATATATACTACGTATATATTTTTGACAATGTCACAAGTGACACAACCAGGTGGGTCAGTGTGTGAACGCACTCACCATGTGAGGGGGCTTTGAAGGCGCCCCTCACAGATGGTTGGAGAGCGCACACACGACTGGACCCGTCGCGCGAGAGGAGAGAAGAAAATGGTAACGCAGTTTTTCATGGCGATGCGCCCGCCGACGTGTACGGCGCAGGAGAAGCAGGTGCGTGTGTTGCATGGCAAGCCGCAGTTCTATGAGCCGCAGGCGCTCGCCGCCGCACGCGCTAAGCTGTGCGCCTATCTCGGTCAGCACCGGCCGGAACAGCCGTATACAGGCGGCGTGCGGCTCGTAGTGAAGTGGCTGTTCCCGCGGGGGAAGCACCCGAACGGCAGCTACCGCACGACAAAGCCGGATACGGACAACCTGCAGAAGCTGCTCAAGGACTGCATGACCGCCGAGCACTTCTGGACGGACGATGCGCTGGTGTGCTCGGAGATCACGGAGAAATTCTGGGCGGACACGCCCGGCATCTGGATTCACATTGAGCCGGTGGAGGGCTGATATGGACTTTGAGGAGATGAACCAGCGGGCATACGACCGCAAACCCGAGCCGGACGGTCTGACACCCGCCGAGCGCATGATCTGGCTGGCGCTGCGGCTGCTGTATGAGCTGCATTTTCACGGCGGCCTGACCCGCGAGGAGGGCGTGGCGTATAAGCAGGAGCTGAAAAAAGATTACGAGCGTAACCTCGCGCAGGAGGCCGAGTGGCTGCGTGCCGGTACGGCAATGAAGCTGCTGCGGCAGAGCGAGAACCCCGAGGTGAAGAAGATCGTCGGGGAAGTTGAAACGATGTTTTGAGGAGGAGAACAATGGCAAAATGTAAATTCTGTGGACAGGGTGTGCGGACTGCACCCGTGTTCCATCCGGCCTGCTGGGAGCAGGCGGTGAATAAACTTGCAAGCAAGATCTGCGATGAGTATTGCAAGTTTCCGTTTGAGATGGACTATGAGGCGTTGGTAGACAAGTGCGAGCAGTGCCCGATGACACGGTTGAAAGAGTTGGGAGGGGAAGTATGATACTGGAACTGAAAAAGCAGGATATTTTGAATCTGACCAACGAAAGTAAGCGCAAGGCAATCCTTGCTGGCTGGCGGAGCTGGGCGGTCTGGTGGGACGTGCCGGAGATCGGTCTGACGGTGCGCCGACTGAACCTGCCGGACGGCAGCTTTTTCACCGCAAGCTGGTACGAGGGCGACGACTTCTTTCCTGGCGGCGGCACGCATAACGTCAACCGTCCGCGCTTCCACTACGGCGCAGGTCCGGGCAAGCTGAAAAGCGGCAGCGTTGCGGAAAGCGTGCTCACCGATAAACTCAAGGAGCTGCGGAAGGAGCTGCTGAGCCATGAAAACTGATGAACTTATCGAAGCCCTCGGACAGCTGAAAGTGCAGACCGGCTCTCTGGCCTGCCTCGGCTGCGGGCATGAGCACAATTGCGGGGTACATGGCTGCGCGATCATGCGAGAGGCTGCGGTGCGGCTGAGCCTGTATGAACACGCGCTGAAACAGGTGACGAAGGAGCGTGACACGCTGCTTGCGCAGCTCAAGCGCCTCGGCGGCTGCGAGACCTGCAAGAATAACCAGCCGTTCGGCGAAGATGACGGCCACTGCACCGCCTGCATGACCGGGCAGAGATTGAAGTGGAATGGAGGCTGCCGTGGATAAGGAACACAAGGCCGTCGAGCGGCTGCGCCTCGCCGCGGAGATGAGCGAAACCTACTACGCCAAGCCGCTCATCATCACCACATCGGGCGGTAAAGATAGCGATGCGTGCCTTGCGCTGGCGCGTGCGGCGGGCATCCGCTACGAGGTACAGCACAATCATACCACGGCCGACGCGCCGGAGACCGTCTACCATGTGAGAGAGACCTTCCGGCGGCTGGAAAATGAGGGTATCAAGTGTACCGTCAATCTGCCGACATATAAAGGTCAGCGCGTGACAATGTGGAGCCTGATACCGCAAAAACTCATGCCGCCGACACGCGTTGTGCGATACTGCTGTTCCGTGCTGAAAGAGCAGGGCGGCAAAGGCCGTATGATAACAACAGGCGTCCGCTGGGCGGAAAGCGCCAAGCGCCGCAAGAACCGCGGTATTTATGAGAAACAATCCGCCGTCATAAGCCGCAAAATCACAATCAGTAACGATAATGACGATACGCGGCGGCTGTTTGAAAACTGCCGATTGCAGGCAAAGCGCGTTTGCAATCCAATCGTGGACTGGACGGACAGCGATGTGTGGGATTACATTCGCTCCGAGCATATCCCGGTCAATCCGCTGTATGAGTGCGGCTTCCGCCGGGTCGGTTGCATCGGCTGCCCGATGGCGGGACGCGCCACAAGGCAGATGGAGTTTGCCCGGTATCCGACTTACGAGCGGATGTATATCCGGGCGTTTGAGCGGATGCTGAAGGCACGGCGAGTGCGGAATTTGCCAACTAAGTGGGAGACCGGTATGGACTGCTTTCACTGGTGGATGGAGGATGGCGTGCTACCGGGACAGATGGAATTTGAGGTGGAGGGAGACAGGTATGACGATTAACCAAGCTATACGGATCCTTGATCCTGAGACCTCAGCAGCAGCCCTTGGTGAGATCGAATACTATGGCGGACTGCGCGGCAAAGAGAAGATGCTGGTCGCCTGCGACGAGGCCTGCCGCGTAGCGGTCGGCATCATGCGGAAATATCAGGAGGAGAACAAGGACAGTGACTGAATACAGCTGCAAAGTACGGCGCTATTTAGCATGGAGGTACGGCGATGAAGAAAAAGCGTGTCAATCCGCACAGGCGTCCGGCGACACTGGCGGACGTGCAAAAGGCAAAGAAAGCCGCACAGAACGAGGCGGTAACAACAGCATGGGCAATCTTTTTCTCGGCGCTGCGGGATAAGGAGGGCTTCGGCTACACACGGCTCCGGCGGGTCTGGGACGAGGTAAACTACCTCGCAGACAGCGTTTCCAAGGGCTATGTGTCGATCGCCGATCTCGAAAAGGAACTCGAAGACTACGGAATCACGTTGAGGTAGGATTATGACAACTAAGGATTGGCTGAACCGCGGGTGGGCACTCGACCGCGAGATTACGGCTTTGGAGAGTGCCAAGCGCCGGGCGTATGACCGCTGCGTGTCCGGCGTGGCATCGGTGAGCGGTGCACCGGGCGGCGGCGGTGCCTCAGACGGCGGCCTGAGCCGCTACGCCGACTTTGCCGCGCAGGTGGACGCCCAGATCGACAAGCTGGTGGGCATCAAGCAGGAGATCGCGGCGGTTATCGCGCAGGTGCCGGATTCGTCGCTGCGTGCGCTGCTGGTACGGCGGTACATGAATTTTGAGAAGTGGGAGGTTATCGCCGTCTGTCTGAACTATTCCCGCAGGCAGGTGACACGGCGGCACGGACAGGCGCTCAAAGAGGTCAGCCGAATCCTTGCCGAGCAGGATGTCCTTTAATGTCCCACTAAGTCATGCTATACTGGTATCATGAAGTTCAGCGGGAATGAAACTGAGGTCCCGCATTTCTCCTGCTTCATACCGCATTGGAAACACCTCCGGAAAGGCACTCTTGGAAACAAGGGTGCTTTTTCGTGCCCGAAAGGAAGTGAAACCATGACAAGCAAACAGAAACGGTTCGTCGAGGAATACCTCATCGACCTGTGTGCCACGCAGGCGGCCATCCGTGCCGGATACAGCCCGGAAACCGCCGGGTCTATCGGCTCGGAAAACCTGCACAAACCTGAAATCCGCGCGCGCATTGATGCCGCCATGGCGGAGCTGTCCCGCCGGACGGGGGTCAATCAGGAGCGCATTGTGCGTGAGCTGGCAAAGGTGGCGTTCGTCAACGCTGCCGATGTGGTGGACTTTGAGAATGCTAAGCTGCTGCCGAACGCCAGTGCGGACGATACCGCCGCCATTGCATCGGTCAAGGTCAAGCAGATCCCGACCGATGCCGGGATGGGCATCGAGCGCGAGATCCGCATGGCGGACAAGCTCAAAGCACTGGAGCTGCTCGGCAAGCACCTCGGTATGTTCACCGACAACGTGCACCTGACCGGAGATATGGGGGTGCAGATTATTGACGACATTCCCGACAGCGGAACAGGTTAAGCTGACCGACGTCATCGCGCCGTCGTTCTACGAGGTGCACCGCGACATCGCCGCAGGCGGGCACACCTACTACAAGCTGGACGGCGGGCGCGGTTCGGTCAAGTCTACGACCATCGGCTCGGAGATCATCCTCGGCATTATGCGCGATGCACAGCACGGTATCATGTCCAACGCCGTTGCATTCCGCCGCTACAAGGAACAGCTGCACGACAGCGTGTTCGAGCAGCTCCTGTGGTGCATTTCCAAGCTGGGCGTAGAAAGCCAGTGGAAGGCCACTGTCAGCCCGCTGCGGCTGACCTTCATCCCGACCGGACAGGTGATTCTCTTTCGCGGTGCGGACAAGGTCAAGAAAGCCAAGTCCATCAAGGTCAGCAAGGGATACATCAAGTACCTGTGGTTCGAGGAGCTGGATGAGTTCGAGAACCCGGAGAAGATTCGCTCGGTACAGCAGTCGGTCGTTCGAGGCGGCGAGGCGTTCGTTGTGTTTTACTCGTACAACCCGCCGAGGTCGCAGCGCAACTGGGTCAACAACCCGGCAAACTGGCAGCGGCCTGATCTGCTCGAGCACCACAGCACCTATCTGACCGTGCCGCGTGCATGGCTCGGTGAGCAGTTCATCATGGATGCCGAGCACCTGCGCGACACAAACCCGGCTGCCTACGAGCATGAGTATCTCGGCAAGGTGACCGGCTCGGGCGCTGAGGTGTTCGACAACCTGCAAAGCCGCCGCATCACCGATGAGGAGATCAGCCGCTTCGACCGCATCTACAACGGCGTGGACTGGGGCTTCTACCCGGACCCGTGGGCATTCAACCGGATGCACTACGATGCCGCACGCCGCACGCTGTACATCTTCGGGGAGCTGACCCGGTATAAGCAGGGCAACCGCGCAACCGCCGATGCGCTGCTCGCGTTCGGCCTGACCGGTGCTGACCGCATCACGGCGGATTCTGCCGAGCCGAAGTCCGTGCAGGACTACAAGAACTACGGTCTGTTCTGCCGCGGCGCCATCAAGGGACCCGGCAGCGTGGACTACTCGCACAAGTGGCTGCAGTCGCTCCTCCGCATCGTGATCGACCCGGTACGCTGCCCGGACACCTGGAAGGAGTTCAGCGAGTACGAGTACGAGCGGGGCGCGGACGGCGAGATCACGGCAGGCTATCCCGATGCCAACAACCACCACATTGATGCGGTGCGGTACGGACTGGAACCTGTCTGGAAGAAACGAGGTCAGTGATGTTACAAAGATTTTTAACATGGATTCGAGGTGTTTTCACAAAAATGCTGCATATCAACGATGCAAAACGCTCGCTCAAAGTCGATGTCGCCATCAGCACGGAGATGCAGGCCGCCATTGACCAGTGGGCGATGATGTTTATTGACCGTGCGCCGTGGCTGGACGACACGACCCAGAGCCTCGGCCTGCCTGCCGCCATCGCGGGCGAGATTGCCCGCCTGACGACCGTTGAGCTGGAGAGCAGCATCACCGGCAGCGCACGCGCAGACTACCTGCAGGGTGAGTACGAGCGGGTGCTGAACGAACTCCGCAGTCAGGTCGAAACAGCGGCCGCAGGCGGCGGTCTGGTGTTCAAGCCCTATGTGGACGGCGAGCGGATTGCTGTGGACTGCGTTCCCGCGTGGCGCTTTCTGCCGACGGCGTTCAACAGCCGCGGCGAGGTGACGGGCGCGGTGTTCGTTGAGCAAGTCACTAGGGGCAAGACGTATTACACGCGCATGGAGCACCATCAGCTGACCGACGACGGCTACACTATCCGCAATCTGGCGTACTCGTCGCTGTCGCAGAGCACGCTCGGCAATCCGTGCAGCCTTGCCGCTGTTGACGAATGGGCAGACCTCGAACCCGAGCTGACCATCCGCTACAAGGACGGCACCGCGCCCGAGGGTGTGCTGTTCGCGTACTTCCGGCTGCCGTTCAGCAACACGGTTGACCCGGAAAGCCCGCTCGGTGTGTCGGTGTACAGCCGCGCTGTCGGTTTGATTCGAGAAGCCGACCGCCAGTACAGCCGCATCCTGTGGGAGTACGAGGGCAGTGAGCTCGCCATCGACGCCAGTCAGGGTGCCTTGCAGGTAAGCGGTCCGGACGGCAGACCGGCAACGCTGCCGCCGCGCAGCAAGCGCCTGTTCCGAGAACTCGCAATCGACCAGGGACAGAGCGGCGATCTGTACAAGGTGTTCAATCCGGCCATCCGCGACACCTCGCTGTTCAACGGACTGGACAAGCTGCTCAAGCGCATCGAGTTCAACTGCAACCTCGCTTACGGCACGCTGTCCGACCCACAGGCTGTGGACAAGACCGCCGAGGAGATCAGGAGCAGCAAGCAGCGTTCCTACTCCGCTGTGTGCGACGTGCAGAGAGCCTTGCAGAGCGCACTCGAGCACCTTGTCTGGGTGATGGACTTTTACGCCAGTCTGTACAAGCTGGCGCCGATGGGCGAGTACGAGGTCAGCTTCAGCTGGGGCGACGGCGTACTGCAGGACACCGACAAGGAATATATGCGCCGCAAGGAACTGGTAGACAGCGGCTACCTCTCGCCGGAGAAGCTGCTCGCGTGGTACTTCGGTATCTCGGAGGACGAGGCCAAGGCGTTCATGCCTGCGGCATCGCCGCCGCTGTTCGGGGAGGAGTAAGCCATGCTCACGCCGGAATACCTCCAGCGGCTGCCGGACAGCGTGGTGGAACTCTACGCACAGGCAGAGGCGGACATTCTCGCCGACATGGCACGGCGCATCAACGGCTTTGATCTGTTCATTCCGTCCGCGCAGTACCAGATGGAACAGCTCGAGGAGATGGGCGCACTCCGCAGGGACATCATTTCCAAGCTGTCCGGCCTGACCGGCAAGAGCCGCAAAGAGATTGCCGCCATCATGCAGGAGGCAGGCGTGGAAACGCTCTCAGCTGATGAGAAGATCTATCAGGCTGCCGGTCTGGTCGGCAAGTCGGAACTCTCGCCTGCGGTGCAGGAGGTGCTGAACGCCGGACTGCAAAAGACGGGCGGCCTGTTCCGCAACCTCACAAAAACAACAGCCAATACGGCCACACGGCAGTTCGAGAACGCGCTCGACCGCGCCTATATGCAGGTGACGAGCGGTGCGTTTGACTCGAACACAGCGGTCAGGAGCGCCATCAAGCACCTTGCACAGCAGGGTGTCGGCGCGATAACCTATCCGAGCGGGCACGTTGACACGCTTGAGGTCGCGGTGCGGCGTGCGCTCGTTACCGGTGTCAACCAGACCTGCCTGCAGATGCAGGAGGCCAGAGCCGACGAACTCGGTTGCGATCTGGTGGAAACCACCGCGCACAGCGGCGCTCGACCATCTCATGCCGAGTGGCAGGGGCGGGTGTTCAGCCGTTCGGGCAAGAGCCGCAAGTACCCGGATTTCGTGCAGGTGACTGGATACGGCACCGGCGAGGGACTGGGCGGCTGGAACTGCTCGCATTCGTTCTATCCGTTCTTCGAGGGCCTGCCGAGAACCTACTCGGACAAGCTGCTCGACAGCTACAAGGCGAAGAACTACGAGTATAACGGCAAGAAAATGACCGAGTACGAGGCACTCCAGACCCAGCGCGGCATTGAGCGCAAGCTGAGGCGCTGGAAGCGCGAGAATATCGCCATGAAAGCCGCCGGACAGGATACCACTGAGAGCGCGGTCAAGATTGCCCAGTGGCAGACCGTGCAGAAGGATTTCCTCTCGCAGACCGGACTGAAACGCCAGCGTGATCGGGAGCAGATTGCAGGCTGGAGCCGCAAGGCAGCGGCGCGGGCAAGCGGTTCGGCTCGTTCGGCACAGCACAAGGCCAACCGGTATTTCTCACTCAGCGGTCCGGAGGAAAATCTGCGGGAGTACCTGAAAGAGAAACCAATCATTGACCTGCTGGAACAGCAGGGTGTAGAATACAAGCAGAGGATCAGCGAAAAGGAGATCATCGTTTCTGCCGGTGCGCCGAAGATCGTGAGCGAAAGCGCTCATGCGGTGGAGAACCGTGCGGTCAAGACCGACCGTGCCGACATGACGGCAGAACGTGCACAGTCCTTTGTGGACAGCGCCAAGCTGACCCTGTATCAGCCGGAACGCCAGACCTTGAAATTCATGGCGGAGGATGGCTACGCAGTCCTGAACTTTGACCACAAGCTGGTTACCGCTGTTCCGCAGAAGTGGCGGAAGAAGTACGACGATTATCTGGAGGAGAACCAATGAAAGCACGAGAACCCGCCGAAAGGCACTTTTGTCCGCTATTTCAGCGTGAGATAAGCTGGGGCGGCGCAGGCGGCTGCTATGAGGTGCAGGAAGTCCGAGAGGACAACATGGATGCCGAACTGCTGCCCGAACCGTTTGACCTGAACAAAGCAGATGCCGCGTGTGCGAAATGCGGCTGGTACCGCGTAAGCGAACCGAATACCTAAGCCGCCAAGCGAAAGCAAGGCGGTTTTCTTATACCCAAAACCGCGAACAAGCCGCCGACAAGGCGGTTTTTTCATACCCAAATTCGCCAGTGCCGGGCGTAAACGGGCACACCGCAGGAGGATGCGACCCTCGTAAAAAAGCGTAGCGGAGGAAGGACAACGCATGAAACGCGAATTTCTCGAAGGTCTGGATCTGGGCGAGGGCGTAAAGCTGCCCAAGAGCGCCATTGATGCCATCATGGCCGAGAACGGCCGCGACATCGAGGCAAAGAACAACCAGATCACGACCCTCACCACCGAGCGCGACGGCCTGAAAGAGCAGCTCACCACCGCCAACGACACCATCAAGTCCTACAAGGACATGGACATCGAGGGCGTAAAGGCCAAGGCCGACGAATGGGAATCCAAGTATAACACGGACACCCAGACGCTCAAGGATCAGCTGGCGGCAGCGGAATACGGCTTTGCCGTGAAGGAAGCGACCGCCGCGCTGAAATTCTCCTCGGAGAGCGCGAGGAAAGCCTTTGTGGCCGATCTGACTGCAAAGAAGCTGCCGGTTCAGGAGGGCAAGCTGCTGGGTCTGGAGGATTTCACCAAGACCTATCAGGAAACCGACCCGAATGCGTTTCTGCCGGAGAACGACGACAAGACCCCGATCGCTACCAAGGGCGGCAGCGGCGGTGGTCCCGCAACCGGCTCGGATGCGCTGCGTGCAGCGTTCGGGCTGACGACTAAGAAGGAGTAATGATTTATGCCTAACGCAATCACTCTCGCGCAGCAGTTTGTGCCGCTGCTCGACGAAACCTATCAGCTGGCTTCGCTGACCGCCGATCTGGACGGCAATGCCGATCTGGTACGCCAGGGCGCGAATGCCAACGAGCTGATCATCCCGATGCTGTCCATGCAGGGTCTGGGTGACTATTCCCGCAACGACGGCTACGTCAAGGGCGATGTAACGCTCACCAACGAAACGGTCAAGTGCAACTTTGACCGCGGCCGTATGTTCAACGTGGACACGATGGACAACCTCGAAACCGCCGGTATCGCGTTCGGCCAGCTGGCGGGCGAGTTCATCCGCACCAAGGTAGCACCCGAGGAGGATGCGTTCCGCTTCGCCCAGTATGCGGGCAAGACCGGCATCTCCAAGGTGGCTGCCGGTGCATCGCTTGCGGACGGTGCAGCCGTTATCGCGGCGCTGCGTGCCGCCATCACCAAGATGGACGAGGACGAGGTGCCCGCAAACGAGCGCTATCTGTACATCACGCCGCTGCTGCTCGGCTATGTGCAGGATATGGACACCACCAAGAGCCGCGAGGTCATGCAGAATTTCGCCAAGGTGGTCAAGGTGCCGCAGAGCCGCTTCTACACTGCCATTGAGCAGAAGTCCGGCAAGACCGGCGAGGAGGCAGGCGGCTACGCCAAGGCCGAAGGCGGCAAGGACATCAACTTCATGATCCTGCACAAGCCTGCGCTGATCCAGTTCTCCAAGCACATCGCGCCCAAGATCATCGAGCCGGGTGCCAACCAGGACGGCGATGCGTACAAGTTCGGCTACCGTCAGGTGGCTATCGCGGACGTGTACAAGAACAAGGTCGCAGGCATCTACCTGCACCACAAGGCAACGTAAGGAGGCCATTATGGGTAAGATCGTAGGTCTGGTGTTCGAGGATGAGCCGGTCTACACCTGTCCGCACTGCGGCAAGGTATACAAGACCGAGGAATCCCTCGAGAAGCACCTGAAGGACAAACACACCGAGCCGGACGGCACTCCGGCACCGTAAGAGAGGAGGCGGGCGCTGTGCTGACAGCGGACTACAAATTCTATACCGAAACCTATCACGGGAAGATGGAACAGGCGGAGTTTGACCGTATGGCTGTGCTGTCGTCCGCCTATCTGGACGAGCTGACCATGGGCCGGACGTCCGGTACGCTGACCGCTGACGTCGAGGAACGCGCAAAGCTGGCGTTCTGCGCCGTGGCGGATGCCTACCTGCTGAACGAGCAGGGCGGCGGTATTGCTTCGGAAACCAACGACGGCGTTTCCGTGACCTATGTGGCGGGCATCAGCAACTCAAAGACCGAAGGCCGCAGGCTGTATGAAGCAGCGGCGCTGTTCCTCGGTCCGACCGGCCTGCTGTACAGAGGGGTGAGGTAATGCTCTACTGCAACGATGTTATCACGCTCATCAAGTACGACGGCGAGGGCTACACCGTGAGCACGCTTTCCGGTGTGAGCTGGTACGACCGCACCCAGGTCAAGACCGAGAACGCCGGTCTGGTATATGCGAACAGCGTGAAAGTCCGGATTCCGGCGGTTGTGCTGAAAGACGGCGCACCGCTGCCCGAGGTGGGTGACCACATCGTACACGGTGCACTGCCGGACGGTACAGCGCTCGAACGTCCTGCCGATCTGGCACGGCTGCACGCCCGCAAGGTGATGGCTGTGGCAGACAACCGCCGCGGCGGCATCCCTCATGTGGCGGTGGTGGGACAATGAAACTGAGCATCAGGACCGACATCAAGCCGGAAACCATTCTGCGGGCACGCGGCCTCGGCAGCGACAACGCCGCCCAGAAAATGCTCGCGCAGACCGTTGTGCGGCTGTGCGACCCATATGTGCCGATGAGCAGCGGCTCCGGCGCACATATGAAAACCGCGTATACCATCGCGCCGGACGGCTCAAGCATCACCTACCGAGGGCCGTACGCACACTTCCAGTACGTCGGTGAGGTCATGGTCGGCACACGTTCCGGTTCGCCGTGGGCGAAGTCCGGCGAGAAGAAGGTCGGCGCAGGGCGTGCGCTCAGCTACAACGGCGCACCGATGCGCGGCAGGGACTGGGACAAGCGCATGATGGCCGACAGAGGCGACGAGGTCGTGAAAGCCGTCGCAAGCTATGTAGGAGGCAAAGCCAAATGAGCATCATTGAAGCGGTACGCAAGTACCTGCAAACCTGTCCGCTGCTGAAAGGCGGCACGCTGAACGTGGATTTCCTGCCGCCGGAGGCCGCAACCTACTCGGTGGACGTTGTGCCGGTAAAGCCTGTCCTCAAGGCGTACATGGACGGATCCAGCCAGCGGCAGTTCCTGTTTGTGCTGGCGACCCGCACTTATTACGGCGAGTTTGTTCGCCAGCAGCTCGACAACCTGTGCTTTTTCGAGGAATTTGCCGAGTGGCTGGACAAGCAGAACCGAACCCGTTCGTTCCCCGATCTTGGGGACGGACGAAACGCGCGAAAACTGGAGGTCACGACCTCCGGCTATGTTTTCGCACCCGATACGGACACGGCACGGTATCAGATCCAGTGCCGCCTGTCCTATTTCCAGAAAGGAGAACGATAAATGAAACTTTCCGAACTGATGAAGAATCACACGCCGAGCACGAGCTTTGAGGGTTTCGTGACGAATGACGACTTTGTCCTTGCGGTGGACTGCTCCGCCGACGGCAGCGCTGCGAGCGCGGCAGACTACGCCGTGGTGCAGATCGGTGTATCCGGCCTGGATGCACAGCTCAACCCGGTAACGCAGGACAAGCAGTACATCCGCGCAGGCCAGTCCACCACCAAGACTGGCACGCAGCGCAGCTTTGCCGTTTCCGGTGACCGCTATGTGGGCGATGATTTTCAGGACTTTGCACTGTCGCACGCCGTTAAGTACGGCACCGGCAACAGCGTTGTCCGCGACTACGTTTATTTCTGCCTGCTGAACGGTCAGGGCGAGAAGGGCAAGTGCTCCATCATCGTCAACTCGGACGGCGCAGGCGATGCCGGCGAGAGCAGCGAGATCGACATCGAGCTGAAGAAGTCCGGCGATGCACCGGCAAGCTACACCTATTCCGCAGCAGATTAAGGAGGAGTAAAACATGGTTTTCCGCAATATTGAGGTCGATTTTGACATCTACGATGCAGACACCGCCGAGGTGTACGAGGGTGCGGTGCAGACCGTGCTCGAGAGAGCTGTACCCAAGGAGGGCGAATCGCTTGCCGACGGTATCCGCCGTCAGTGCAATACCGTGTTCGCGTTCTTCGACACGCTGTTCGGTGACGGCTTCCACAAGGAGCTGTTCGGTCAGCGCACCAACATGATGGAGTGCCTGCAGGCATTCAAGGAGTTCCTCGAACTCGTTTCCAAGCAGCGTGAGCAGCTGACCGCCCTCACGGCGGAGATCCAGTCCGCGCAGACGGCTGCACCCAACCGTGCTGCCCGCCGTGCTGCACCGCGCCGCCTGCCGTCGTGAACATTCTGACCGAGGAGCTGCCGGTATGTGTGGAGGTGGGCGGCAGGCGCTGTCCCATCCACACCGCGTTCCATGTGTGGGTGCGGTTTGAACTTGCCATGCAGGACGCTGATCTGTCGGACACGGACAAGGTACGGACGGCGCTCGAGCTGTGCTACCCGACCGTTCCGGCCGACCTCGGTGCGGCGCTGGATGCGCTGCTGTGGTTCTATCGCTGCGGCGAGGACAGCCCGAAAGAGGGCAAGGGAAGCGGCGGCGCACATCACAAGAAAGCGTACTGCTTTGAGCAGGATGCAGACTACATTTACGCCGCGTTCCTGTCCTGCTACGGCATCGACCTGACCGACAGCGATATGCACTGGTGGAAATTCCGTGCGCTGTTCCGTGCTCTGCCGCAGGAGTGTGAGCTGGTCAAGATCATGGGCTACCGCACGGCGGACCTCAAGGGAATGCCCAAGGCACAGAAGAAGTTCTACGAGAAGATGCGGAAACTATATGCCCTCACGAACAGTCGCAGCGTAGAAAGCGCAATGAGCCTTGCCGAGCGCGACCGGCAGATGCAGGAATACGTTGCACGCCGGTTTAGGGAAGCGGGTGATACCCATTGAGAAAGTAAAAGTAAAATGTCCTTTTTGCGGCTATTCTATGCCGATCCAGTACGAGCCTAAGACCGCCCAGTGCTCCGGTATCTGGGTACGGTGCAAGGGCCGGAAGTGCAAAAAGGAATTTGAAGTGATTATCAACACCAAGTAGCGCCAGAGTGCCGATGGCTCGGTTATTATTGACATTAAGGGCGATTCCAGTGCGTTTCAAAAGACATTAGGCGGACTGGGTTCGTTGGCAGGCGGCGCCCTCAAGGGTGTCGGCACGGCAGTGGGTGCCGCAACGGCTGCTGTCGGCGGTCTGGCTGCGGCGGCCATCAAGGTCGGCAGCGGCTTTGAGAGCAGTATGTCGCAGGTGGCAGCCACTATGGGCATCACGACCGACGAGATTGCAAACGGCAGCGCAGACTTCGAGCTGCTCAGTCAGGCGGCCAAGGATGCCGGTGCGACGACCGCGTTCTCCGCTTCGCAGGCTGCTGAGGCACTTAACTACCTCGCCCTCGCCGGTTACGACGCCCAGACGGCGGCGGACGCTCTGCCCGCTGTCCTAAACCTTGCAGCGGCGGGCGGTATGGATTTAGCATACGCCTCTGACCTGGCAACCGACGCCATGGCGGCGCTCGGCATTGAGGCGTCTAACGAAAACCTGACCAAGTTCGGTGACCAGATGGCGAAAACCGCCAGCAAGGCCAACACCTCGGTCGCACAGCTCGGTGAGGCCATCCTCACCGTCGGCGGCACGGCAAAGAGCCTTGCAGGCGGTACGGTCGAGCTGAACGCTGCACTCGGCGTGCTCGCCAACCGCGGCATCAAGGGCGCAGAGGGCGGTACGGCGCTGCGAAATGTCATCCTGTCGCTGTCCGCGCCGACCGACAAGGCCGCCGATGCGATGAACTCGCTCGGTCTGAACGTCTACGATGCGGCAGGCAATATGCGCCCGCTCAACGAGGTGTTCAAGGACCTCAACAAGTCCATGGCGAACATGACCGAGGGCGAAAAGACCAAGGTGCTCAGCGAGATCTTCAACAAGGTTGACCTCAAATCTGCGCAGGCGCTGCTTGCGGGCTGCGGTGATGAGTTCGACAACCTTGCGGATGCCATCGCAAACAGCGGCGGCGCCATGCAGGACATGGCAGACACTCAGCTGGACAATCTGCAGGGCGACATCACCATTCTGCAGTCCGGCCTTGAGGGTCTGGGCATTGCCGCCTACGAGAGCATGAACGGACCGCTGCGCGAGAGCGTGCAGCTTGCCACCAGCATGGTCGGTGAAATCTCGGATGCGTTCAATCAGGGCGGTATTACTGCCGCTGTGGGCGCGGTCGGTGATGCGCTGGCACAGATGGTGTCCTACATCGCCGGTCTGGCACCGCAGATGATAAACGCAGGCGTGCAGCTGCTCACCTCGCTTGTCACGGGCATTCAGTCGAATCTTCCGGCGCTGGTGACGAGCGCACTGGGCATTGTGAACGCTCTGGTGAACGGCATTGCGACCGTCCTGCCGCTGCTGGCGACAACCGCAGTGCAGATCATCACCGCGCTGGCGAACGGTCTGGGTACGGCTCTGCCGACCCTGCTGCCCATCGCGGCACAGGCCATCAACGAACTGGTGCAGGGACTTGTTGCAAACATTCCCGTGCTAGTGGCATCGGCGGGCACGCTGCTGAACGGCTTTATCGAGGGCGTTTTAGCGGTGCTGCCGACACTGGTCGAAGCAGCCATCACGCTCATCGAGGGACTGGCGGAGGGTCTGATTGCCGCAATCCCGGTGCTGGTGGCCGCTGTACCGACCATCATTGACGGTCTGGTGTCCGTTCTGGTCAGCGCCGTGCCGCAGATCGTGCAGACCGGCATTACACTGCTGACTGCACTCGTGCAGGCGCTGCCGACCATCATCTCGACGATTACAGCAGCCTTGCCGCAGATTATCACGGCTGTTGTCAGCACACTGGTTTCCAACGCGCCGCAGATTGCAAGCGCCGGTGTGCAGCTGCTTGTGGCGCTCGTCCGCAACCTGCCGACCATTATCAGCACCATCGTTGCCGCTGTGCCGCAAATTGTTTCCGCGATCGTCAGCGCGTTCCGGGGTCTGATGGGGTCGATCACGTCCATCGGCGTACAGATTGCACAGGGTGTCTGGCAGGGTATTTCCTCGATGGCAGGCTGGCTCAAGAGCAAGGTCAGCAGTTTCTTCTCCGGCATCGTGAACAGCGTTAAGGGTCTGCTGAAGATTCACAGCCCGTCCAAGGTGTTCGCCGAGATCGGCAAGTTTACCATGCTCGGCTTTGCCGCCGGTATGGAGAAAACGCAGGACACTGTGCTCAAAACCGCCGAACGGTTGAACAACGCGCTTGTCAAGCAGGAGGAGGATCTCCAGCAGCAGCTCACCGATATGGAAGTTGCCGCGACTAAGCGCAAGGAGGCCGAGAGCGAAAAGGCGTATCAGGATTCTCTGAACGAGAAGTACGCCAAGCTGAAAAAGGCATCCAAGGAGAACGAACAGCAGATTCTCAACGAGATTGCCGAGCTCAAAGAAAAGCACGCCAAGGAACAGTTGGAAAAGGACGAGGAGAACCAGAAAACGGCACTCCAGACCCAGCTGAAAGCCGTGCAGAAGTACCGCGATGAGTACGAGAAAGCGCTCGATGAGATCGAGAAGCGGCAGGACAAGTTTGCTGAGAAACTGGCCGACTACGGCGACCTGTTCGAGAAGACGAGCGGCAAGTTGGGCAACAGCTTCAAGATTCGCGACCTGCAGGACGACATCGACCAGATCAACGCCTTTGGCGATGCACTGCAGGCGCTCAAGGAACGCGACATTCCGGAGGAGCTGCTCTCCGGCATTGCGGACATGAGCCTCGACGACGGTCTGGCGTACAGCCAGAAACTGCTGCAAATGACTGAGGAGCAGTACAACGCCTACATCGTCAAGTGGCAGGAAAAGCAGGCTGCTGCGCAGAGAGTTGCCGCGCAGTTCTATCAGGACCAGCGCACGACACTCCAGAACGATTTTATCGATCGGCTGCCCGAGGATTTAGGCGTGCTGACCGATCAGCTGGAGGATGTCGGCGTTGATGCAATGATGGGCTTTAACGAGGGTCTGGCGGAGGCGGGCAAGACCGCGATCGCAACCGCGCGTTCCATCGCCAACGCCATCATCCGCGAGATGCAGCGTGCCATGGACATCCACAGCCCGTCCCGCAAGATGCGCGATCTGGTCGGTGTACCGACCGCACAGGGCTTTATCGTCGGCTTCGAGGACGAGATGGACGGCTGGGGACGTAAGATGCAGTCCGCCGTTGCCGCAGAAACCGGCAAAATCAGCGTAGCCGCAGCCGCCCAGAGCGAGGGCAGAGCCGCCGCTGGCGGTGTCACCCGTGAGGTGCACAACAGCACGAAAACGGTCGAGAAGGTCGCCCGCATCGAGGGGGACGGCGTGACCGGTGAGCTGGTCCGTATGCTCGGCCTGCGGCTCAAGGAAGAAGATAACCGCGTAGGCGATACACTGGAGGATTGAGCATGAATATCAAACTGAACGGCACCGTCTACGCGGTCGGTGTGGCTTCGGTGTCGCGCACGCTGCGCCGCACGGAGAAATACCGTGTGACCACCGAGGACGGCCGCACCCATCGAGAGGTGCAGGCCACCTACATGGATTTTGCACTCACGCTCGGCAACTTCGGTGCGGCAGAGTACGACCGTATGATGTCGCTGCTGCGCTCCACCACGGACGATATTGCCGTAGAGCTGCCGAGCAGCCACACCGGTACGGAAACCTATATCGGCGCATTCGACAGCGTTTCCGACGAGATCATCACCGAGGACGAGGACGGTGTTCTGTGGGACAACCTCACGCTGTCCTTTACCGGCACCGAGCCGCTGGGGGTGTAGCCGATGAAAACGACCTGTGAGTTCCGGTTCGGTTTCTGGGACGTAACGGCGAGAGGGGACGCGCACTTTGCCGTGTCGCAGAATCAGGACTATGCCCGTATCGAGGACATCAACGCGGAGGACCCGATCGTGTTCCCGAATGTCGCTACCCTCGAGCCGGATTTCGGCTTTCCGCTGGACGGCTCGAAGGAGTGGCTGCCGGACAACGCCCGCCTGACACAGTGGGGATGGTGGAGCACCGACCTGTCCGGCGGCGATCTGACCTTTTCCAACCCGCCCACGCTGACCGTCACGTTCTACGACGAGGACGGCACGCCGACACCGCACAGCAGTGCCGGTATTACGTTCACATTCGTTGCCACGCTGCCTAAGACTGTGAACATCAAATGGTACGGCTATGACGGCGGCCTGTTGGCTGACAAGGACTTCACGCCTGACCGATTCGACTATTTCTGCGACTGGCAGGTTGAGGACTACTACAAGGTGGTCGTGACAGTGAAATCCATGAAGTACGCGCACCGTTTTTTCCGTGCCTCGAGTATCCTGTTCGGTGTGCTTGAGATTCTGGACGATGCGCGTGTTACCTCGGCAAATCTCACAGAGGAGATCAGTCCGGTGGCGCTCACGCTGCCGATCAACAAGGCGGAGGTGTCGTTCTATACGCCGAACAGCCGGTTTGCTCTGCTCGATCCGGCAGGCGCGTACCGCCTGTTTCAGTGGAAGCAGGAGCTGACCGCCTACAAGACCGTGGACAGCACGCGCACCATGCTCGGCAAGTATTATCTGCAGGAAGCAACCGGCACGGTGGATGCGGTGACTGCGCTCTCGTGCGTGGATATGATCGGAGTGCTGGATACCGTCGAGTACAAGGGCGGCATCTACGAGAAAACGCCGGTCAGCGACCTGCTGGACGATATTCTCACGCCGGAGAACGTGGAATTTGAACTTGACAAGGCGTTTGACGGTGTGACGCTCACCGGATACCTTGCCATTGGCTCCAAGCGGACGGCGCTGCAGCAGATCGCGTTTGCAATCGGTGCGGTGGTCGATACGGCACGGACGGAAATCGTGCGGTTTTATCCGGCACCGAGCGAGATTACCAAGACCATCACACCGGAACGGAAAATCGTCGGGCACAAAATCACGATGGAGGCGCTTGTCACGCAGGTGGACATCACCGCACACCAGTACACGCTCATCACGGACGAGGTAAAGGAGCTGAACAAGGCCACCTTTGAGGTCGGGGAGCACACGGTCACGTTTTCCTCGCCGGTTTCGGTGACCAGCGTATCCGGTGCGGCTATCGTGGAGAAGCACCCGAACTACTGCATTGTGAACGTCACCAAGGCCGGAGAGGTCATTCTGTCCGGTTACGGGTACGAGGACACGAAGACGGTTTACACGGTCAAGACCGAACCGCTGCCTGCCGGTGCCAAGGCCAGTGCAAAGAGCGTCACGAGCGCTACACTGGTTGACCCGGGCAAGGCGCAGGACGTCGCCCGGCGGCTGTACGACTATTATCAGCTGCGCTATACCGACGAGGGACAGATCCTGCCCGGACAGGAGCAGGCCGCAGAGCTGGCTTCGGTGTCCAGTCTGGGCGGGCGCACGCTGACCGGCTATATCCAGCGCGTTGTGACCGACCTGTCCGGCGGCGGTCTGGAAACCATTACGCTGAGAGGACGGTAACGCATGAGTATTATCGACACGCTTATCACGGACCGCACCCGGAGCGATTACTACAACATTACCGACCTCAACCGTGTCGGGCAGGCCATGCGGTACGTTGCCGCACGGCTGCGTGCCTGCGGCTTTGATGTGGTAGTCACGCCGCGGACGGACTGGGTGTGGACGGACAGAGCCACACCGGCAGCCGCCAAGCGATACCTGAACAACCTGCGGAAGATCCGCAAGGCACTTGTGCTGTTCGCGAGCACGCCGAACGTACCGAGCGGCAAGCGGCCGTTCACGGCTGAGGAGGCCAATGACATTGAGAAAATCCTGATCGACGCAGAGGACATGGTGCAGCGCACGATGCAGTGCTGGTACTTCTGCGGCGATCTGTACGCCGGGGAGGTATGAAATGAGAGCAAGACAAGCCCTGAATCCGGGCCGTATCAAGCTGACGTTTGAGGACGGCTCGACCAAATACGCCGTCATGGAGCGTGCGGACAATCCTGTTGTCGAGGGTGATCCGCTCAATCCGTACACGCTGCTAAAGGATGAAACGTGCACCATGCTCGGCGGCAACCCCGAAACCATGGTGCCGGACGATGCATTTCAGATGCTCGCGGCGCTTGCGGCCAGCGGCGGCGGCTCCGGTGACGTTGGTGAACTGGAGGACACCGTCCTTGAGGTTGGCACGATCACGAACGCCGGGGCAGGCTGGAACACGTTTAAGTTTAGGGAGGCGTTCGACGCCGCACCGCAGGTCGTCTGCCAGGCAGAGGACTTCGATGGCATCGTGCAGGTGAAAAGCATCACGGCGGACGGGTTTCTGTACTGTCTGCGGACGCTTTCCACCGGAAGCTACTACACCGGCGGCTCGACCGGATCGACGCCGTCGCATAGCGCGAACACGCTCGTCAACGGAAGTACAACCACAGCCACAGCGGTGAAAATCCGCTACATGGCTATCGAATACGGAGGTGAACGGTAATGTTAGGCGTGAATCAGCTTGACTTTATCAACTATTGCAATGCCCTGAAAGGCAACTACCGCAAGGGCGTACACAAGATGGAAACGCTGCTCGAAAATCCGACCCACGCGAAAGAGTTTGCGAAGAATCTCGGCGGTGTGTCCGTCGTGCTGGGTACACCGGTAGGCAAGGAAGACCGCAACAGCGAAACGCTGCGCTCCATGCTGCTGGCCAGCGACGTGGCGAACGATGCCGTCTACACATGGATGGGGCAGTATTACGAGTTCGACAGCTGGGATGAGCTGCTCGGCGATGAGGACCGCTGCAAGGCGATGATGGCGAACGAACTGATGTGGCGTGCGCTGTCTGCCAGCGGCGTGGCAATGGGCAAGACCGTTGCAACGCTCGCGGGCCTGTCCTGCAGCGCGTATGACGATATGAGCGCGGTCGCTGCATCTTCGACTGCTATGGCGGCTATCTTCCGAAGCAGCACCGCTATGACGGCCGTACAGAACAATGCCTCTGCGTGGGCAATCTTTAGCAACGCAAGCAGCGCTGTAATGGGTAAGACCGTAGCAGAGCTGGCCGGACTGAATCCGAGCGGCTATGCGGACATGAACGCGATTGCATCGTCTTCGACTGCTATGACGGCGGTATGCTCGTCTGCATTGGCGTTCAATGCGGCACTGAAGAACAGTACAGCACGCACTCAACTTGCCGGAAGTTCGTATTTACAGAGTAATTACGATAAATTGCTTTCTACCGTTGGAAACAGCACTTATTTCAGCCAGAAGTTCGACAATATTGATTCTGGAGCTAAACGCGCTATTTCCGGCGGCAATACCGATACTACCGCGACCGCAAATGAATCTGTATTCTTGTGCAAGAAAATCGGTGCATGGAGCAACGGAAATTCCGTTACCGGTACCGTTGCACATCTTCAGACGAAAACTACGGCAGGCAGTATCAGCACGAGAGCCGGTGGCGGTCAAAGCACCGACGACTACACTACTGGCGGCGTACAAGCTAAATATATCTGCATTGGCGGCTGCACATTTACCGAGAACGGCGACGCTTACTGCTGCGGTATTTTCGCCTTTGCCAAGTAGTATTTTACTGCGTATTAACATTCTAAGACGTACCACTTAGCTCTATATAGGCGCTTATGAGCCTGTTTTAGCTGAATGTTACGGCTTAATACTACAAAACAACCGAGAAAGTCGGTGAATACGGCGTTATCGCAGCGGTTGCGTGCGCATTAGAATGTTAATGCGTACCTAATAAGAGCCTTTTAGCAGGGGATATAGTACAATGTAGAGCTGTTTTGATACCAGTATACAGAGAGCGAAGTTTGAAACGCTTTGAGCAGATTCTGGTTAGTTCCGTTAGAGGAAAACGTAGTCTGAACATTATCCGTTTTGACCCAACCATTACCTCCGCTAACACTGGCGCCATAGATATAAACCGCAATACCTCGACCAGATCGAACCGTTTCCGTAGTCCAATTATTCCCGGACTTTGTTTTAGCAACCAACAACGGCGATGCCTTGAGGGCGTTAATAGCCGTGGTAGAAGCCGAAATCGCAGACATTGCCGTGCTTGATGTGGCAATAGCCGCCATAGCAGTCTGGGACGAAGCCACGGCCGCCATAGCAGTCGAGGACGACACTACAGCGTTGAGTGCTGTACTGTTGTTAATTACCGCCGCCATAGCAGTCGAAGACGACACCACAGTGTTAAGTGCAGATGCGTTGTTGATAACAGCGGTAAGTGCAGTCTTGTTATTTGCTACCGCCGCCATAGCAGTCTGGGACGAAGCCACGGCCGCCATAGCAGTCTAATGCGCACAAAAACGCCCTGATTTTCGGGTTTCGTGTATAATGAAAGATACACCAAATCCGAAAGGGGATACACGTTATGAACGCAAAAACAGAACTCGCAAAGCGGCTTTCCGAAACTTTTTCCGGAGGTACGCCTGTGACCGCAGAAGCGCTCGCCGCGATCTTGAAGGGCTACAATATCACGCGCGAAAGCGACGAAACACGCAGCGACTTGCACCGCAGGATCAAGTATTATCTGGGTGCAAAGAAGATCGACGGGCTATCCGAGCGGACGCTCAAAAACTACAAAGCGAACCTAGAAAGTTTTGCGGCGAAGGTCGAAAAGAGCGCGGCGAAAATCACCACGGACGATATTCGCGGGTATATTGGTTACCTTGACGAAACCCGCCATTTGAAGGAAACCAGTCTGAAGACGCACATCAACACGCTGCGGGCGTTCTTCGGCTGGTTGACGGTCGAAGAGAAGATCAAGAAAAATCCCATGGCAAAAATCAAGTCGCTCAAGCTGGACAAGAAGGGTGCACGGCAGGCGCTGTCCGTCGAGGAGCTGGAGCGCCTGCGCGACGCTTGCAAAGGCTACCGAGAGAAAGCACTCGTCGAATTTCTGGTTTCGACCGGCTGCCGTCTGAGTGAGGTCGCGCAGCTGCGTGCCGCCGATCTGGATCTGGTCGGACGCACGGTCAAAGTAACGGGCAAAGGCGACAAGGACCGCGTGGTCTACTTCTCGGTTCGTGCGCGGCTGATGATCCAAGAGTATTTCGTGGCGCGGAAGGGAGGTGATGGGCTTTTCTGCAGCAGCAAATCGCCGTATGAGCCGCTCAAACCGCGTGCCATTCAGCGGCTGATCCGTGCTGTCAGTGAGCGCGCCGGGCTGGATAAGCGCGTCCATCCGCATTTGCTGCGCCACACCTTTGCGACGCACGCATTGAACTCCGGCATGGACGTAACCGTTATCCAGCGGCTGCTCGGTCACGAGGACGTGGCGACAACGCAAATTTATGCCGAGCTGAACGACGAAACGGTCAAGCACCAGTATACAAAATATGTTGCGGCGAATTAGCCGCAGAAAGGGTGAACCCATGAAAATCAACGATGTGAAAGCCTTGGACTACCGGACGGACGGCGACCTGCTGACGATCCCGTTTGCGGATACGTCAGTCGAGGCTGTGCTGGCTCTGGATTCCGCCGTGCTCACGGTCAAGACCGATGCCGGTGATACGGTGGAGGTGCTGGCAGGGTACGCGCTCAAGACGGCCACGGTCGCAGCCGCCGATCCGACCAGTGTCACCGCCGTGTACACCCGCGCGGTGGACGGCACAGCGGCCGCGCTGGACACGATCTCCGCCCGGCTGGTCGAGAGCGAGAAGGAGAACAAGCTGCTCAAGGCGCAGGTCAACGCCGCGACCGAACGCAGCGATTTTATCGAGGACTGCATCGCAGAAATGGCGGCGCAGGTATACAATAACTAAACCTATGATTAAGTTTTTTGAAAGGATGTTTTTAATGATGGCAATGTTTTTCGCACAGCGTGTAATCCTTGGCAAGACCGAGTTTGACGAAGTTCCCAAGGCGCTCAAGGCGCAGGTCGCAGAAATTCTGATCGACAGCGGTCTGCCGGAGCTTGTGCCGAGTGAGTTCGGCGGGACGGCTGACGTGAAGGCGAAGTAAGGAGGAACGTATGGAGCACTTTCTCTCCGTCTTTACGGACAAAGCAAACCTGCTCGGTGCGGCGGTAGTCGCCGCACTGGGCGGCGTGTTCGGCGCACACTGGCAGGTGTTCGCGCTGTTCTTTGTGCTCAATGTCGTGGACTTTTTCTACGGCTGGCTCAAGGGCAAGCAGACCGGCACGGTGAACAGCGCAAAGGGCGCAGTCGGCGTGATGAAGAAGGTCAGCTACTGGGTCGTTATCGCGCTGGCGTTCGGTGTGGCGCAGGTGCTGATCGACTTCGGCGCTGAGATCGGCGCACCGCTGGACTTCCTGCGGCTGATCGGCTGGTTTACACTCGGCGTGTACATTCTGAATGAGCTGACCAGCATTGTAGAGAATCTGGTCGTGCTCGGTTACGACGTGCCGGAGATCTTCGTGCGCGGCCTGAACGCGGCCCGCAAGGTCGTAGATGCCGCAGGGGACAGGGTAGTACCCAAGGAGGACGACAATGCAAATCCATGACGCAAACTTAAAGCACAACGGCAACTGGTCGTACCGCAACAGTACATCCGAGATTATCCTGCACCACGCCGAGGCAAGCCATGCATCGGTTGAGGACATCAACCAGTGGCACCTCGAGCGCGGATGGGCAGGTATCGGATACAACTACTATGTCCGTAAGGATGGCACTATCTGGCGCGGCCGTCCGGAATGGGCGGTAGGTGCGCACGCGAAGGGGCACAACGACAAGTCCATTGGTATATGTTGTGAGGGTGCCTACATGGCTGAGCATATGCCCGCTGCACAGCTGGCTGCGCTCAAGGACCTCATCCGCGACATCATGAGCAGGTATGGCAAGCTCAAGCTGCTGCGCCACAAGGACGTCAACGAAACCGACTGCCCGGGTGCAAACTTCCCGTGGAACGAAGTACAGAAGTACGCCGAGCCTGAGAAGAAAGAGGAGGAAACTGAAGTGGTAGAAAAGAAGAACGTCATGCTCAACGGCAAGACGTACACCTGCGAGTGCATCACCAAGGATGAGGTAAACTACATCAAGATGCGCTCTCTGGAGCAGGCAGGCTTTGCGGTCAGCTACGATGCAATCCGTAAGCTGCCGAGCATTACCGCACCGCAGTGCCGCACGTTCGTTCCGGACGGTACCGCCGAGGTGCAGGCCGCCATCGACACTGTGCAGGAGGCTGCGGGTCTGGAGGAGCAGACCATCGAGTATCTGCTGCGGTACCAGTACGGCGAACAGCTGATCCGCAAGCTGGCCGAGGCGATGGAGAAGTAACTCGACTGTGCCGGGAATCTGACGACAAATTGACGACACGAGGGCATAAAAAGGTACGAGAAAGTGCAAAAGTCAACTTTCCAAAATACACGATTTTGGAACTTGCGTGCGTTTCAAAAACGCGAAAGCGTGCGTTTAATGTGCGATTTGTGTCGCTTTTTGCGAGAATTGAATACCACGCAGTTTAGCGCCTTGCGGAGAAGTACGGTCTCAAAGCAGCTCGTCGCGCTCCGCAGTTCAGCAAGCGATAATCGACTGCTCAGACTATATCAAAATGGTTCAAAAACCCCGGAAAATCAAGGTTTTCCGGGGTTTTCTTATACCTAAACGGGCTGATATAGTTTGACTTGATTTGACCTAACGAGAGCCGTTTTCACCCAATTTTTAGTGGTTAAATATAGGACAACCGGCAAAAATGGGGTCAAAAAACGGCCTTAGTGGTTAAAAAATAGGACAACCAGAGAGCAATTTCGGGGGTATTTTTGAGGGTGATTTGGCACTCTCAGACACCGGATTTTTCGCTGGAGGGTTTGGCATAATCTGACCAAATCTGAACAATTAAATACGATTCTAATGCAGGCACTCAGTAACAAATAACTGGGTGCTTTTTTTGTTTCAGAGATTCTGGCATTAGAAAAGGCCGTCACTTTATGATTTTGAAGTGGCGGCTTTTTCTATTTCCAGAAACAACAGCAACAATCAGAAATGAGGTGAAGTCATGAACACACAAATCATCGCCATTGCTAACCAGAAAGGCGGCGTTGGCAAAACAACAACCTGTGCGAACTTGGGAATAGGTCTGGCACAGGCCGGAAAGAAAGTGCTTCTGATCGACGGGGACCCGCAA